TCAGATTCCCTGGTGAGTAAGAATTTTACTTTCTGAACTCCTCTGAGAGTATTGACTTGGAGAAACACCAAAATAACGTCTAAATACATAAGTAAAGTATGAGACACTGGCATAACCACAGACCTTAGCTACTTTACTAATAGGATAACAACGAGTGCTGAGTAAATATTCAGCCATTTGCATCCTCTCATCAAGTATGATCTTACTGAATGATATCCCCTCTTCTTTCAATTTCCTCTTTAGTAAACTTTCGCTGAGATATAATCTTGATGATATATCCTTAAGACGCCATGGTGCAGATAAATCCGTATGAATAATCGTTTTAACTTTAGCCCCTGTGCTTTTCAAACATCCAAACAGAAATACTCCAAATTGTTTTTCAGAAGAAAATGCAGAGAGACATGTAAAAGCAATAGACTCATCAAAAATTTCTATGTATTCAGCACAGTGATTAGCCCAACTAATTAATCCTTTAATTAAACTGAAGTCAGCAAAGTTTATTTTTAAATAAGATGGATATTCCCTACAATCAGAAATATCCCTTAAGTTATTAGCTTTCAAATAGCGACTAATAAACTCAGCGCCAAAATCCGCCACTATCACTCTTTCAGGATATGTCAGAAAAAAATCTCTAGAGCTAGAGTCGACAAGTACAGATGAACCTCTCTCCAGAAACACACTCTCTTTTCCGAAATAAACATCAAAGGACTCCAAAATCAATATAACTGAACATGTGGTTGCCATATCATCCGCCCAATTTAACTGAAACCAGGATGAAGTATATGCATATAAAGTTCACTTTGCCAAACTTCAGTATAAAAAACCACATAAAAAATAGGGTGTGATAAAAAATACCGTAACAATAAAGCAAAGGATTATAAATTCCGTTACAGTTACAAATGATACTCAAGAAACAATTCCTTAGGAAAAACTTATTTACAGCCAATAAGTAAGACACTTATATGATATCAAGTTTTCATAAAACATAACTAGGCTAAATAGCTGCGCCTAATACCGCTACACTTTTGCCAGCCCATGTTTGCCTCCGGGTATTGACCCCTTCTCTACGCAACTTCAGTTCCCACCACCAACTTTGCGGCAGCTTTGTAGGATAAATGTCTAAAAGAATAATGGTAACCGATAAGAAAACGACTGAATAACTGCAGATTTTCGCTCAAAACCTTCCTGTCAGATCCATAGCGAATCAAGTGCTGAATGTCACAGTATCGAACAGAAAACAGTGACGATCTAACCCTTCAAGAATATTCTACGATTGTTCTGTTTAGGAAAAGCAAGGCGGGAAGTCGGGAGATAAGTCATTGATAAAGTGGCGGAGAGAGGGGGATTTGAACCCCCGGTAGAGTTGCCCCTACTCCGGTTTTCGAGACCGGTCCAATCATCAAACGAAACATAAAATTAATTCACATTATGAGGAAAAGTATCTTTTTTGTACTATGTAAATTCAAAGACTTAGCCTCATTTCCCCGATGATTTTCTCAACACTACTGGTTGTGAGCCCTTGCAATATTCATTAATATACGTCTCACAAATAATTCATAGATATTGCAAAATGGATATTACTGAGTTTCCTTCTGGAGTAATTGAACACCTTGGCTGGTATGTATACCGATTGATTGATCCGAGGGACGGAAGCACCTTCTATGTAGGGAAAGGCAAAGGTAACCGCGTATTTGCCCATATGCGCGGTGAAGTGGCAGCGACTGATGATGACGAGTTACTGAGCAACAAGCTAAAGCAAATTAGAGAAATAAGGTTAGCAGGACTTGAGGTTATCCATGTCATCCATCGACACGGAATGACTGATGAAAAGACGGCGTACGAAGTCGAAGCAGCACTTATTGATGCCTACCCTGGGTTAACGAATATCATGAATGGTGCTGGCAGCAATGAATTCGGCGCCGCGCATGTCAAAGAGTTGATAGCAACATATCAACCCGAAACCATAACATTTCATCATAAAGCATTAATGATTTCCGTTAACAGAAGTGCAAAGGATTCAGAGCTTTATGATGCGGTTCGATTTAGCTGGCGCATTAATGTCTCTCGCGCCAGCCAAGCAGAAGTCATTCTTGCTACTGTAAGGGGGATCGTTCGAGGGGTTTTCATTGCTGATAAATGGCTCAAATCAACACGTGAAAATTTCCCTACGATGAAATACTGGGACGAGGATCCGGACTTTGAGGCAACACAAAGTTCTCGCTATGGTTTTGAAGGTCGAGAAGCCCCACCTGAAATAGCAAATCTTTATCTTGGAAAAAAAATACCAGATGAATTAAGAAAAAAAGGAGCTATGTCCCCGGTCCGTTACTCACCTAATTTTTGAGTCTTTAAGTGATAAGCATAAACCGCAGCACGATCTTCTTGCATACGACGTGCTACGGTTTCATTTATCTCCGACCGGAAACTTCTTATACAGTGTCGATATACCAACATCATAGATGATCGCCACCTTCTGGCGAGGAACGCCTGATGCAATTAATCGTCCGGCCTGCTCCCATTGTTCTGGTGTAAGTTTGGGGCGACGTCCACCAATTCATCCCTGTGCGCGAGCTGCTTCCAGTCCAGCTTTTGTTCGTTCAACAATCAGTTCACGCTCCATTTCAGCCAGGGCACCCATCACATGAAAAAAAAAGCGCCCCATTGGGGTACTGGTATCAATTGAATCCGTCAGACTACGAAAGTTGATGCCTCGTTCGCGCAACTCCTCCACCAGCACGACAAGATGCCACATACTGCGTCCCAGTCGGTCCAGTTTCCAGACCACCAGCGTGTCACCTGCCGATAATGTCCTATTGAAATCAGTGTTAACCTCTACAACCAATTTGCTGGTATTGCCTGGCCTGAAGGTAAAATGCTTGGTGCAGATAGCACTGGACTGCCCGCTTGGGTCGATGCGCCGCCTCCAACGCATGAAGAGCTTATTGAAATTACTCAATCAGAAAGACAGCTACTAATTAACCAGGCCAACGAATACATGAACAGTAAACAATGGCCCGGTAAAGCCGCTATTGGTCGTCTGAAAGGTGACGAACTGGCGCAATATAATTTGTGGCTGGATTATCTGGACGCACTGGAACTGGTTGATACTTCCGGTGCGCCAGATATTGAATGGCCTACGCCTCCGGCAGTTCAGGCCAGATGACATCCGGCGCGGTGCTGGTATCTGTTGCCGTCAACGCGTCAATATAATCCAGCGCAACGTTAAGCCGGGTGGTTTCTGCCTGCGTCAGCTTCCGCCCGGCCTGCAATTTCAACTGAATCAGACTAATGGAAACCATTGCAGCATCAATCAGTGACTGACGCTGTGCTTCTGCCGCGTCTACTGCGGCGCTATGCTGTGCCTCGGTATCTGTCACCCATTTCTCACCATCCCATTTATCGTATGGAGATAAAGGGGCGATAGTGGTTGTATTTTCAGGGTAATCACCCGGAGCTGTGATTTCTTTTGATTCTCCTGTTTCAGTGCTATAGACCGTTTCACCACGATGGTCTGGCACATATCCCCATGAGTTAAAATCTACAGAACGGCAGATAACATAACCCTCCCTATGTATACCAGGTGCATCCAGGCAGGAATATGCCGGGATACCAACACCAACGGCAAGATATTCACTTGAAGTGGAAATATATTCCCGAGTTTCACCATCATAGTTATAAACAGTAATATCCCCTGCCTTCGTAGCAATAAACTCGCTATTTAATACAGCGTTATCCATTATGCAGCCCTCACAATGTAGTTAAATGCAACGTTCACCGGGCGAGTTTCATTGGCGGTATTTGCCACCCTTGACATATCGAAATCAAATGTTGTGACACCATGCCCTCCACTACCTACGCCTGTAACCGCTGTTAATCCAGTAGTCAGATAGTTATTACCGTTATGACGAAATGGACCATTGGTAACTAAATCTTTAAAAAGCTGAATTTTCCCTATTGAACCAGTGACGTTTTGCATTGCATGCTCCTGTGAAGCCAATAGAATCCTTCCGGGGTCAATGCCTCTCCCGTCATCCCAGCCACGAATAAACTCACCGCGTAAATCAGGCAATTTATTTGTCGGGTAAGCCTTTGCCAGTTCCGGGTATTCTTCAGCAGAAAATGCCGCACCGTTGCATTTCAGCCAGCCTGTTGGCGGAGTGGCGGAAGGCCACGGAACAGGCACACCAACGGGTAATGCCGAACCTTCTCCCAAACCAAGGTTTTCGAGAGCCGTTTTCACCGTGCCATCCGATTTGATATCGCCAAACGGATTCTTGCGGCTTAACAGCAGCGCATGAAGCGCGGTAAGCAACTGGTCGTTTCGCCCCTTCTCCAGGCTGGCACCGGATGCCTCCACCACGCCACAAAGCTCTTCCTGCAACATGTCAAAGTAGTCATCATCAAGATCGGTGGCAGGCGTGCCAGTCTGGGGGTTACCACGGGTAAAACCGTTCTTACCCGCGCCGAACTTATCCTTCTGCGCGGTTTTCGTGTCTATGCGATGCATGGATTACTCCGGATATTTAAAAATTACGTAGGTATGCGACGGGCAGAGTTTGTTAAGCACACACTCGACAACGGTGTCACCCCAGATACGCAGTGCGGAATCACAGGGATCGCCACATGTCATCCAGGTGGTGTTGGTGGCGGCTGGCATGTTGACCTGCCAGTAATACCGCCATTCCGGCGCATTCACCGCGTCAGTACAGGCCGATGAGCAGGTGAAGGTGCTTTTATCGTATCGCGTGATGGTGGCGTCTTGTCTGCCCAGGGCAGCAAGCTGTGCAAGGTAAAAATCCTCATTGATGCCGCCCGCCAGGTTAACCTTCGCATCCAGCCGTTGCTGACGCTGGCGAAGGGTCTGCGTTCCCGCAGGAATGCATTCATCCGGCAGGCCGCACAGACGCTCCCAGCGGTTTATCAGTTCGGTGGTGGTGCGCGGATCCAGCTCCCGCATCAGGGCATCCGCACGCTGATGAACGCGGGTTAATGACGGTGCCGCACCGGCAATCGCCGGATCGCTGGCTGACCACGCCGGACCGGGCGGCAACAGTGCCGATAACAGGCGGATGTAATCATCGTTTGTCACGTCCATGAAATCGTCCCCAGTACCGCCAGTTCATTTTTTGCAATGGAGATATTGTCTGCCGGTGCAAGCAACTGATGGCTGTATTCCCCGTTCGCACCGGAAATCGCCTCACTGATACGCGATACCTTCAGTTCTCCCTGCGGATAACCATCACGCAGCAGGAACGAACGCAACTCCGCGGTGATGGCAGCCCGTATTTCCGGTGTGTCCGGCGTCACGCGAATATGAAAATCCACCGTATGTGCCACCGGCCTGAACACATACAAATCAGAGCCTGCCACCGGGGCCAGTGGCCCGATATGTTGTCTTGCCGCCGTTTCCGTTGATTCTTCCGGAATGGGATTAATCAGGTCACTGCTGGCAATCATCACACCAACAGTTCCCGTTCCCATCCAGTGACGGTATGTCCATGCGCGGGTAATGCCGGGCACTTCTTTAGCCCAGACGACATAGTCCCCGTCAGCCCCGCCCTGAGGCGTCCAGTAATAGCGCTCAATGACACGGGCGCGCCACGTTTCCAGATCTTCAGTATCAAATCCGCCTGTCAGGGTATCTGCCACACCGGACGACGGCAGACCATTCACCGGCGTGACCAGGATTAATGCCGTACCGTCGTCAGCGTTACCGACCGCGCCTGCAGTTGAGCAGGCGATCGGCACGCGCAGGACTCCACCGGAGCTGGTTGCATCGGCAGTTGCCGTGTACTGAACCAGGTCATCGCGCTGAATAACACTCCCGGCGGTCACCTTCAGGCCATCGCTGACGCCTTCCCAGCGCATATACCCGCTGGCAGCTGTGGCACCCTTGCGCGGACACCGTTTCATCGCAGCATGTCGCGCCAGCCAGGACTCATCGCACAGGTCAGGCAGCATGTTCATTGCCAGATAATCGATGTAACCGTAAACCGTATGCAGCGCCGCCGCATACACCTTTGCCCGCACGTCTTCATCCATGCGCCGGAGCGTGTCGCTGACGTCCAGCCTGGCGAATAAATCGTTACGGAGCATACTGATATTTTCTGCCAGCGTCGGGCGCTGAAATTCACTGTCCGCCATGCGTTATCGCACTCCACAGATCATCAAAAGAAATCATTACCGGTCCGTCACGACGCCAGAGGGTGATACTGTTACCCAGTTCATTAATCCCGGTGCGGCGGATATCCAGATCAATACGGGACACCACGCCGTCATCAATCATCCATTGCAGGCATTCGCGGATATACCCCCTTACCGTCAGCACCAGCTGATTGGTCAGTTTGCTGCGCTGAAGCAGCCACAGTCGGGAGCCGTAACGGTCATTCTGTACCGCAGGCCAGGTATCCCCCCACCATCCCATCGGGACGTCGGCGTTGTCATCAGGCTCCGCCCGCCGCCAGGTGAACAGGGAAATCACCACGGCGCGGGTCAGCGGGTCCAGCGGTGCGCTGGCACTGGTGCGTTTGCCGTTCACCGTCAGCCACAGTTCCATCATGCCTCCATCGCTTTATCAGGTTTGTCGGTGTTACTGCCCTGACCGTTCTCTCTGTGACGATGCCCGTTATAGGCAAGCCGCATCGCTGACATGGTGGTACCGCCGGAGTCGCACAGGTCTTTCACCTGTCCGGTCACTTCCAGGTCCATTTCAAAACGTGCTCTGGGCGCATTGCGAAACGTGATCGTTTTACCTGCACCGTCCACCACGATCCCCTCCCGGGTCAGCGTCACAGACTGCCCCTGATCGTCATAGACAGCCACCTCACCCGTCTGCAGCCCTTTCAGGCGGTAGCGCCGGTCCGACACCGTAACAACCACCGCATGAGAACGGTCGCCATCCGGAAACAACACCACCGCTTCCGCACCGCTGTTTGCCCTTGCGGTAAAACCGTAGGGTTCAAGATGTTCAACCCCGGCTTTGGGTTCACCGGCAATCAGGGACACATCCACGGTCTGACATTTCGTGGCGGCACTGATGCTTTTCACCACTGCCCGCCCAATCAGGCCGAGAAGTTGTCGCTGCATGGCTTCAATCGTCCTCATCAGAACGGGTCCTCCTGTACTCTGGCTTTTTTCTTTTTCCGCGCGCCGGGGGCTTCGGGTTCAGGCAGATAAGCATCAGGTGGGCCGACACGGATTTCCGTCAGGGTGCCGTTCTGGTCCTGAGTAAACGTGACTTCCGAGACAAGCAGTTCGGTATTGTCGAAACCACAGACCGGATCAAAGACAATCACCCGCTGGTTGGGCTGCCACAGCGTACCGTTACCCTGTCGCCAGCCCTGCACCACATAGGTGGTTTCATCCGTCCGCGCCGCCCGTTGTCGGGCTTCAAAGTCAGCACGCGCAATACAACCTGCCCCCGTGGCCTGCCCTGTCTGCCTGATATACATCGGACGGTAACGGGCAATAAATGCGTCCTCTGTGCGGGCCCGCAGCGCGGTGGTGGTGGCCTCACCGAAATCATCGTCGTTTCCGGCACGCTGCCCCGCCACCTGGTAAACTGAAAACCGCTCCCGGATACTCTTCTCCGTATCACAGGAAAGGATGTTTTCCCCGAGTACCAGCGCGGTATGTGCCCGCGTTGAGCCAATACCGCCAATCACCAGCCTGCCGTGCGGGTCGTCGTAAGCCAGCGCCTGCTGCTGACCGAGTATTTTGTTGATTACCTCAATCACCGTTTCACCGTGATCAGGCTGAACATCAGGAATAACACCCGACGGCGCACCGCTGTTCACCACCTCAATGCCGAAAGGCGCAGCAAGCGCCTGCGCAATCTGCACCAGCGAGCGTCCGTTAAACTGTGTCGGTTCGGCTGCACAGTCAATCAGGTCAGCGGTCAGACTACGTCCGGCAATACCGGTGCTGACCGAACGGGCATCGTAACGAACGGGAGTCGCCTCCACCCAGCCGGTGATCACCAGCTCATCACCAATCAGCACCTCCACTTTTGAACCGTTTTTAATGCGCGGCTGAAGCGTGGTGATACCCTCATCTCCCGGCCACTGGCGAGTGATCTCCACACTGAAATCCCGCGCCAGCCGTTCAATACCGGCACCGATGCGCACCGATGTCCAGCCATTCCACTCCCGGCCATTTACCCGTAGCGTGAC